CGCGCTCGTCGATGGCGAGTGGGTGCTCTCTGAGAACCGCGTCACCATTCCGGAGGGCTGGTACTGCGTGCCACCGTCCTACGTGGAGGAACCGTGAGCCTGCTGCGTCAATGCTGCTGCGAAGAGATACCACCGCCGCTCCCGTGCGAGTGCGAATCATCGGAGGATTGGCCGTCATCCTTCATCGCCAGCAATATCAACTTCACGTACAAGTTTGAGCTGAGTACGCCCTTCCCGGTTCAGTGCACCTGCTCGGGCGTGTGCTCCTCAATCACCGATGAATACGTAGAGGCCACTGTCAGTAGTGAAGCCAATATCGTGATGAACCGCATCGGTACGTCATGCAACTACTACGGCGTCGGCACGGTTTCGGTAGGCATTGGGTGCGATCGGACACACGTAACCCACGCGAACCCAATCTGCAATGGCACGTACACGACGTCGGCAGGCGCGATCGTAGAGGTGCCGTGCTGCATTCACATCACGTGCCACTATGAGAAGGTATGCGGGTGTGGCGAGGACATGACAACGAATCCCGCGCGGTGCAAAGGCCCGGCGGTCTACTACCACAAACTCGAAATATGCGACTTCACGGTGGCTTGCAACGCGAGCCTGAAGTTTATCTGCGATTGCGACCCCACGCCACCGTCTGACACTCTGGTGGGTCTGTCCTGCAACGGCGCGAAACTCGTGTACGCAAGCAACTTTGCGCCGGTGGTTGGGATTCAGCCACTCGATTGTGTGTCGATGGGTTGGTACGGGCCATGCAAGAACGCCGTATGTCCGTCGTGCACCTACTGCCCGTTTGGATGCTGCGTCGGCGACTGCAACCAAGCAGATTCCACGCTGTCAGCTGCAGCGGCTGGGCCTTTCTCCATCGCGATCACCGAACCATGCGACGAGAACGAGCCACCCGATCCATGCACGAACTTGCAAGCTGCTGGGCTTCTGATCAAGACCGCTCCGCGTTCCGGCTACCCAGGCAACGTCAGCGCGTTGCTCACAAACACGAGCGGCGGCGTCGATGAGTCTTGGACGAACACCAATGTTTGCTGCACGACTCAAGCCTCGATCATTCAATCAGCTACGCCCTGCAATCGGCCTTGGATCTACACGTGAGGCCAGCGTGCACCAACTACCGAGACAACGCCTGCCACAGTGCGCTCGCGCTTCCGCTGTACGGCGCTCATCCGTCTGCCGGAATCTGTAGGGTCTGCCCCCACTACGACGGGCCTTCGCGTGGCCTTGGCGACGTTATCCACAAGGTAACCACACGAACGGGCATCGCTCGAGCGGTGAAGATCGTAAGCAACGCCACCGGCAAGCCTTGCGGCTGTGAAGAGCGACGGCGCGCTCTCAACGAGCAAATTCCGTTCAAGGGAACTTGACAGGCGTGCCGACATTGGTACCGTGTTACACGGTGTCACATGGTGTGACATTAGCAACACAGGAGCAACAATGGCAAAGAAGACCAAAAAGAAGCGGAAAGCGCCTGCGTGGGCGACGATTCGCGTCGACATTGACACGCTCGAGTCGCTGAAGGCGATTTCAGCGCATCACAGTCGCCCGTGCTCATGGGTGGCCGCTCAGGCCATCGCGGCCTACGCCGTCGTGCAGGATCTCAATGACTCAGCCAAGATCGGGCGTAAGCTTGAGGTGCGAGCATGATCGGCCTTGAGAGCGACTATCAGCGGCTCCACGCGAAGGCCGTCGAGGAACTGGAACTGGTGCGGGGGTATCTCCGGCGCGAGTTCAAGGAATCGGAGGAACTGCGGAAGGAAGTCGCCAACCTCGAGGCGCAGATGGACTTCCTCGAGCGCCAGTTGGGTGCTGAGCGCTGGGAGCGCCTCGCCGACCGGTACGACGCCTTCGCTGAGGCGGCGCTGCGGAAGGTTCACGGCTACGCATTCACAAAGCGGGAGGGTGCGAAATGATGCTCTTCGGTTTGGCGTGGCTTGGATTCTGTGTGGCTGTGTTTGTGGTTGGAGCACTCATGCCGCTTTGGCGGCAGCAACAAGGAGATGACGAATGAACATGCAACCGATGAGCGACACAACGAACATCAACACCCTGATCGACCGCCTTTCCGACCGCCAGCGCCGCGAGTTTGCCGTGTGGTGCGCGGAGCGTGTGCGTCATTTGATGACCGACTCGCGCAGCACAACCGCTCTTGATGTCGCGGCTCGTCATTTGCGCGGGGAGGCAACGGACGAGGAACTGGCTGCGACGCGGGCTGCGGCGCTGGATGCGGCGCGGGTTGCGGAGGCTGCGGCGGCTGCGGCTTGGACTGCGGCGTGGGATGCGGCGGCGGCTGCGGCGGCTGCGGCGTGGGATGCGTCGGCAGCGGCGTCGGATGCGGAGTCGGCTGCGTCGGCTGCGGCGTGGGCTGCGGCGTCGGCAGCGGCGTGGCCTGCAGCGTGGGATGCTGAACGCGCCGCGCAGCGCGCTGAACTTGAACGGATGCTTGAGGAGGTGAAGCCGTGAACTTCCTCACCTACCTGTTCTCCTGCAAGCCATCGCGCACCCCGCTTCCGCCGTCTCGGCCACGATGCGAGACTGCGGAAGAGCCGTACCTTTCGGGGTACGAGGATCGCATGGCGGGAAACGGCATGAGCGTACACGCGGGCGTGTACATGACGGCGTGCCAGTGCGTGCGATGCATCGAGTACCGCGCGGGATGGCACGCGGCGCACGAAGACCGCATCGTTGATCTCGACAAGGCGCGAAAGCGTGCGAGGAAACTGGCGCGCAAGATGATGCAGAAGGAGGTGAAGCCATGAGCGACAACAAGCGAAACACGGGACGAACCAGCAGGATGCTTGAGAGGGCAAGGCATCTTTCGCATCAGGGCCGAGCGGTCTATGTCATCGCGGCTACCCAAAGACACGCCGATCATCTGAGATACCAGCTCGGACTTGATGCGAACGGCATCAAGGTTGAGACGATTGGTTCCGTCGGGATCAGACTTAACTGGGAGACGCTGACGCTTGACGGTGCTCATCGGAATTGCGTTGTGCTGGTTGACCACTACGCAATCGAGTCGAGGTTTGGGGCGATCCTTGACGAGCTGATCCGCTATGACCTTTTCCCCGCCGACAAGAAGGAGGCGAAGCGATGAGCGGATTCCCAGGCCCTGACAACATCTCCCAAACCACCGCGCGAGCCAAGAATCTGCTGAAGACCAGCGACGTCTTCCGTCATTCACTCGAGGGCGCGCGCGCGGCGGGCACGTCATCCTTCGAGGATGTCCGGATCGAGCGGACACCCGACGCAGATGACTTCATCGACGCGCTAAGGCTGCGCGCGCGGATGGTGGAGGGTGGATGCACTCGAACGCATCGCACCGTACACATGCTCAACACGGCAGCCGATAAACTCCGCATGGCGGAACAGATCATTGAAACACTGCAACAGCGCCTCAAGGCGCGAGAGGAAGGGTCAAATGACGTCAAGTGAAATCGTGGCCGCGCTCCGCGCGATGGCAGACCGCATCGAGAAGGGCGGCAAGCAAGCACCGCCAACAGTGGCGGCACGAGCGCCGAAACCAACAGGACAGGGCATCACCGGCAAGGTCGCATACTGGGATGTCAAGATCAGGGACAACGGCAAGCCGATGGCGAGCCTCAAGCTTGCCGATGGCCAGCGCTTCCCCTGCTTCGATGAGAAGGTCATTTCGGCGATCGACCCGCTCGTGAAGGGTCAGAACGTCACCGTGTTCGTGAAGCCCTGGATGAAGAATGACGGAGAAACCGAGTTTCTCATCACCGGCGTCAACAAGGGCCACTCAGGCATCGAAGAAGACGAAATCCCGCTCTGATATCAGGCATCTTCGCCCGGAGGGCCAGCGGCTGCACCCGGTCGCTGGCCCTCTTTCTATGGATTGCAACAATGGAAGCACCCCGAACATTCCGTATCGAGCCGCTCATCCTCCCGGAGCGTGAGCCACCGCTGAGAAAACCGCTTGTCGACGGTCTGATCCGCCGCGGCGAGGTCTGCAATTGGATCGCCGCTCCCAAGACCGGCAAGACATGGATGGTCTACAGCCTCATCTCTGCCATGGTGAGAGGTGCCGTTTGGTGTGGGCACAAGTGCGAGCAAGGGCGAATCCTGCTCATCGACAATGAGCTACACCCGGAAACCGCGCTCAATCGCCTGTGGCGCGTCGCTTGGCAGGATGGCCTCGACAAGCAGCAACTGGCGCGGACGGTCGACGTGGCCTTTATACGCGGTTCTAGGGGGTCTGTAGAGGACCTCGAGGCCACCATGCGAGCGGCAGGCCGTGGAGCCTACGACTTGGTGGTGATCGACGCCTTCTACCGCTTCATCCCGAAGGGGTCAGACGAGAACAGCAATTCTGACATGACGGCTCTGTATAACCACATCGACGGCATCGCCGACGTGTCGGACGCTGCGACGATCCTTGTGCACCACAGCACCAAGGGCAATCAGTCAGGCAAAGAGACGATGGACGTCGGCGCCGGCGCTGGGTCGATCGGGCGCGCGACCGATTCTCACGTTGTATTCCTGCGCCATGAGACAGAGGGTTGCGTGACCATGCAGGCTCGCTGTCGCTCGTGGCCAGCGGTCGCTCCAAAGGTTGTGCACGTCAATCCACCGCGCGTTTGGCATGACCCGCAGGACGGTCTAGACCCGTCCGACGTTTGGAATCCCGCGCCACCGAAGAAGAAGAAAGCCGCTGATTGACCCGTTACACAAGGCGCGTCGCTGCAGCAGAGCGCCGCAAAGTGTAACGGGAAGGAATCTGCGATTTCAAGTCTTTTTTAGGTCTACTTTCAGAATATGCAGAAATGTATGCATAGATGCATATGTAGACCTGCAAAGGCTCTCTAGAGCAGATAAACTGGGCGCATGCCGATCAACTCACGCACAAAGGGTGCGGCAGCCGAACTTGAGGCAGCGGATGCGCTGGCTCAGCTCATCGGGGAATGCCGCCGGACGATCCAGTACACAGGGCGCTCAGGCTGCGCGGACGTCACCTGTGAGTACGCGCCAGGGCTGCACATTGAGGTCAAGCGCACCGAACGACTGAACCCGTACTTGTTCATGGATCAGGCCATCCGTGACAGCACGAAGACGAAGCGCACCCCTATCGTGGTGTGCCGATCGTCGTTCAAGCCTTGGCTGGTGGTTGTGCGTTTGAGTGACCTACCGGCGCTCGCACAGCAGATCGTTGATGCCCGCAATGCAGCGTTTCCGCCATCAAGTACCGGGCCGAGCGTTTGATGCTCGAGCACATAACCAATCACAGCAGGGCATTCACCTTGGCTGGGATTGGTGGCACTGGCGAAAGCGTTACCTGCAGCGCAACCCACTCTGTGTCGACTGTGGCGCACTGGCTCAGTGCATCCATCACATCGTGCCTCGAAGTGTAGATTCCACAAGGGTTTACGATGAATCGAACTGCGCTGCGCTCTGCAATGGCTGCCACGATGCCCGCCATCGTCGGCCATAGTTATCCACAAGTTATCCACAATTGTTAAGGGGGGGGGTAGCCGTTTTTGACCCCTATGCCGACGTACCCTCTCCGCTCAGGCCAAAAAATGCCGTATGGCCTCTAAACTTGATCCGACCTCTGATTTGATCGAGTACGCCGAGAGCGTACTGAGTGGCCGAACGCCGTCCGGGAAATGGATCTACGCGATGGCCAAGCGCTTCATGGCCGACCTCGAGCGCCCCGACGTGGTGCTTGACGGAGAGGCGATCGCCGACGTGCGCGACTTCTTCGCCCGGCTGCCGCTCGTCGGCGAGGACACCGGCAAAGCGTTCGAGTTGCACCCGTGGCAGCTGTTCTTCACCGGCAACCTGGTCGGCTGGCGGCGCGCCGAGGATGGCCGTCGGCGCTTCCGCCTGGCGCTCGGGCAAGTCGCCCGCGGCAACGGCAAGACCACGCTCATGGCAGGGATGGCGCTGTACGACTTGCTCACCGGCGAAGGACGCCGGGTGCACGTCATCGCCAACAACGAAGACCAGGCGGGCATCTGTCTCGACACTGCGCGGCAAATGGCGCTCCGCCTCGAGGAACCCGGCACGCTCGTCAGGTTCAACCGGATCGTGAGGCCGTCGGCTGACTGTGAGATGACGGCGCTGCCGGCGCTCGAGCGGGCGCTCGACGGTTTGAATCCGTCGCTGTGGATCGCGGACGAAGCGGCAGAGTTCAAAGGCCGCTTCCTCACGAAGTTGCTCACCACCGGTGCCAAGCGGCGCGAGTCGCTCGGGGTGATCATCTCGACGCCAGGCTCCAACCCGGAGAACCACTACGCCGAGTTGGTGAAACAGGCAGAGGCCGTGCTCTCTGGCGAGACGGAGGATGACGCGCTGTTTGCCGCGCTGTACGGCCTCGACGGCTCAGACGCCATTTCGGATGAGGGCACGTGGCCGAAGGCAAACCCCGGAATGGAGTTCGGACAGCCGGACATAGCGAGCCTGCGCCGCTCATGGAACACCATGAAGCGCAGCCCGATGGGGCGCTCCGAGTTCACCCGCTACCACTGCGCGCGCATGGATGAGAACACCGGCGGATGGCTCGATATGAGCCTTTGGCCGGGCGGAAAGACTGTTGATTGGTCGACGCTGTACGGGCGCCCTGCATGGCTCGGCCTCGACCTGTCCAAGAGCCTTGACATGTCCGCACTCGTTGTCTGTGTCCCGATGGAGGATGGCCGGGTTGCGCTGCAGGGGCACTACTGGTGGCCTGCGCAGGACGTCGCGCAGCGGGAGTTGGACTACCGGATGCCCGTCCGGGTGTGGGCTGCAGAGCGGAAACTCACCCTGACGCCGGGGCGCGAGATCGACTACGAATCCATCCGGCAGCGCTTGCTGCAACTGCGCGACCTCTTCGAGATTCGCGCCGTTGGCTACGACGCCTGGGGGTCGAAGTACCTCGCTGAGCAACTCACCCAGGACGGCGTGCCGCTCATCACGTACCGCATGGGTATCTCAACGTTCGGCCCCGGCTGTCAGCTGTGGCAGAATCTGTGGGCGGGAGGCCAACTTGTGATCGGTGATGATCCGATCATGCGGCGCTCGTGCGCTGAGGCGCACGCGCAGACCGATCGAAACGGCAACGTGCGCCCGGTCAAATCGCGTGAACACTGCGTGCTCGATCCGCTCGTGGCCGGAGTGATCGCGGTGCACGTATGGGGCGGCAAGCGCGCCAGTTCCTACGAAACGGAATCTTTCATCTAAGCGTGTTTAGGTGCAATCTGCACCCACGTCGAGTGCCAACATTCGCGCATGCTCAGGAGCATGTTGCAACGTTGGCTCGGCTACTGGCCGATGCACGGCGTGATCCAAATGGACACGAGCGGTGCTGTGCCATTCGTGACGGCAACGAGCGCCATTCAACACGCGCCGGTCTTCCGCGCGGTCACGCTCATCGCAAACGACGTCGCGCGCGTGCCGCTCACCGTGCAGGATGCAACGGTAGACGCCCTGCTTCGATCTCCGAACCGATGGATGTCCGGTTTCGAGTTGCGTCGCACCATGACGCTGCAGGCCGCGTTGCTCGGCAACTCATTCGCGCTCATCAATCGCACCATCGGCGGCGAGTTGCTCGAGCTGATGCCGCTGCAGATCGACTCCGTATCTCTCGACGTCACAGGCCGCGAGCCTGTCTACAACACGCGCGACTACGGAGCGCTGCCACCGGAACAGGTGCTGCACCTTCGCACGCCAGGCTTCAACGGATTGTGGGGCGAGTCGCCGGTCAAGTTGTGCCGCACCGCGATCACGACGGCCATCGCGCAGGAACAGGCACAACTCAAAGCGATGGAGAACGGCGGCCAAGCGAAGTTGGCTTTTGTGCATCCCGGCTCGATGTCTCAGGAAGCGCGGCAGAAACTGAGCGAGGCTTTCATTGCGAACCACGCGGGCGCGGCAAACGCTGGCAAGCCGATCGTGTTGCACGAAGGCATGCGCGTCGAGCGCATCGCGAGCGCGATCGAGCAAAGCGGGATCGACATGGCACGGAAGTACTCCGTGCACGACGTGTCCCGAATCTTCGGTGTACCCGTTTCGTACCTCGCTGAGCACTCCTCGCAGCCGTACGGCTCGATGGAATGGCTCGGGCGCATGTACGTCGAGGCATGCCTCGCGCACTGGTTCGCGGCTTGGGAACACGAGATATCCACGAAGTTGCTCTCTCCGCTCACGCGCATCGCGCATGATGCGGACTCCATCATGCGCCCATCGCTCGCCGAGCAAATGGCTGCGCTCCGCACCGGAGTCGAAAGCGGCATTATCACGCGGAACGAAGCCCGCGGCTGGCTCGACATGGAACCGCTCGAAGGTCTAGATGATCCGGTGCTTGCGCTGAACATGGGCGCGGGCGGCGGTGCGACCAACATCGGCACCGACACGTCGGCGCAGGAAGGCACACCCAATGATTTCTAGGCGCTCCATTGAAGCGACCGAGCAGAGTCTCGACGGGCGCACGCTCGCCGGATACGCGGCTGTGTACAACGAACAGTCGCGCGAGATCGTCGAGCATGGCCGCTCGTTCGTCGAGCGGATCGCGCCGGGTGCGTTCCGCCAAACGCTCGAGGAGAAGGCCGACGTCAAACTCCTCTACAACCACGACCCCAAGATGCCGCTTGCGCGCACACGCTCGGGCACGCTGACGCTGAAGAGCGATCGCAGCGGCCTGCAGTTCAGCGCGTCACTGCCTGAGACAACGCTCGGCAATGACGTGCGCGCGCTGCTCGAGCGCGGCGACCTCAGCGGCGAGATGTCCTTTGGCTTCTTCGTAGAGGAGGACTCATGGAACGCCAAGCGAAATGAACGCACCGTGAAGCGCGCGAAGCTGGTCGAGATCAGCATTGTGCAAGACGCGGCGTACCCACAGACCAGCTCCAGCCTGCGTCACGTTGACGCGGCTGCAATCGAGGCCGCAAGAGCGCGGCTGGAACTTCACTTCAAGAGGATCGAACAATGGATGGACTGAACGACCTGCAGAGCACCGTGCATGAGTACCGCAAGACTCTCGAGCGATTCGCTGAGCGCACGGACGCGCAGACCCACGAGATTGAGAAGCGCGGATCGGGCGAGGAGCGTGAGAAGATCGCGCGCATCGACGCTGATCTCGACCACGCCGAGCGCCTCATCAAGCTGAAGGCGCTCCAGAAGCGTGCCGCAGAACTCGAGCGCCCGGCTCTCGAGACGCGCGCGCCGAGCGCGACCAGTCAGGATGGCGAGTACGCCAAGCGTTGGATCAATGCCCTGCGCAGCGGAAATCCCGCAGAGATGCGCGCGCTGTCGACGAGCTCGAGTGGCGCTGGCATCCCGACCGACATGGAGCGCCGCATCATTGAGCGACTCCAGCAGGCGAGCGTCATTCGTAGCCTCTGCCGCGTGACGGGCATCGACTCGAAGCGCACAATCACCGTCGAGAACGCGCTGCCTACGACTGCGCTCGTTTCCGAAGCCGGCACCATCACGCCAGCCGACCCGACGTTCTCGACCGCGATCAGCGTCGTGCCGTACAAGTTTGTGACCGCTACCAAGATGAGCCAGGAGTTCATCGAGGACGCCATCGGCAACGGCGGCATCGGCAGCGGCCTGAACTACGTCGCCGACAAGTGCGCAATGTCGATCGCGCTGAGTCAGGAAGAGTACCTCACGGTCGGAACCGGTTCTTCGCAGCCTACGGGCATCGAAAGCAGCTCTATCACGCAAATCGAGAACATCGGCGCTGGCGGCGCGGGCAACAGCGCGAGCGATGACTTGACCGGCGATATGCTCATCAACTGCGTGCACCGCATCAAGCCGCAGTACCGCACAGGTTCGAAGTTCTCGTGGGTCATGCACGACTCGTTGATTCAGCACATCCGCAAGATCAAGGTGAACTCGACCGACTACGTGTGGAAGCCGAGCGACAACGGCGGCCTGGCGGACGGCGTGCCCGGCACCATCTACGGCATCCCGTACCGCTTGAACGCCTACATCAACACGGCGACTGACACCACCAATGGTGCGGTGGTCGCGGTGGTCGGCAACTTCGACTACATGGAGTTGTTCGAGCGCACGGGCATTACGTCGTTGATGGATCCCTACTCAGATGCGGCGACGATGCAGACCACGCTGTACCTGTACACGCGGTGGGATTCGCACATCATGCTCCCTGAGGCGTTCGCCTCGATCACCGTCTGATTCTGAATCCTTTGTTGCGGGGTGCGGCGGCGGAAACGTCGCCGCACCCTTTCGATGGCACAACTACCGATCCCATTGGACGTGCTCCGCACGCGCCTGCGCATCGAAGTCGAATCGGACGATACCGACTTGGCTGCGTTGTGCATTGCGGCAGGCGACCTCATCGAGAAGGAAACCGGCACGCGCCTGCGTTCCCAAACCTTCACCGAGAACGTCGTGCCTTGGAAGCGCACGATGCTCCGCAATTCGCCGGTTACCGCAGTCACGAGCGTGACCTACAAAGACGCGGCGAACGTCACACAGACTCTCCCGGTCGATGAGTGGTTCATCCGCCAGGACGAAGAGCTGATCGTTCTCGAGTTCGATACGAGCGTTGTCGTGAAGGAGAACACGCAACCGATCGTCACGTACACAGCCGGGTATACGTTGGTGCCGCAAGCGCTGCAACAATGCATCGTGGCGCTCGTCGGCGCTTGGTACAACAACCCCGAGGCTTCGAGCGTGGCGTCGCTCGCCGAGGTGCCGCTCAGCTACAAGCACATCATCGCGGCCTACTCGCATAGGAGTCCGATCCGATGATCTCCGCTGGGCGACTGCGTTTCCTTGCAACGCTGCAGAAGCCAAGCGCCTCGCGCGACGCGCTCGGGCAGCGCGTCGATACGTGGACGTCGGGCGCTCAGTTCCGCTGCGATCTCCGCTCGGACAGCGCAGACGAACGCGCGTACGCCGACGGCGTGGCAGTCATTCGGCAATGGGAGGTGCGCGCGCGATGGAACACCACGCGCGCGCTCGGAATCAGCGAAACGGATCGGCTGTTGGTTCGATCGAGGACGCTGCGGATTCAATCCATCACGAACCTTGACGAGAAAGACCGCGTGGCAGTCATCTCCTGCGAGGAGGTTGTATGAGCCTCGAGGAAGCGGTACGCGCGATGCTCGTGAACAGCACCACGTTGTCGGCGTCGCCGAACGGCGTGCCCGACGCGCGGGTGACGCACGGTTTCAGACTTCAACAGACCGAACTGCCCGCGGTGACCTTCGAGGTGACAGGCGTAGAGCCAGGCTCTATCCCGTCGGTCGGCACTTCCTCGAGCGGTACGCGCATGGCCACCGTTGAGGTGCGGAGCATTGCCGTCGAAGCTGTCGACGCCATCGCGATCGCGGCCAAGGTGCGCTCGACGTGCACCCCCGGCAGTTACGGCGGCTTGAATCTTGACGCCATTCTGTACCAAGGCCACCGACTCGAGGCACAGCCAAGCGGCGAAGGGGACGAGGCACAGCCCGCTGAGGCAGTCTCCGAAATCACCATCTACTACAGGGAGTAACCCATGCCAGCGAGATCATCCGGAAACGCAGGGCTCAGCTACAACGCGCAGGTTTGTACAGGTCTGCTTTCTGTCACGGTCACCCACAACACCGACATGTTGGACGCTGCAGATATCAACGATCAGCGCAAGTCGTACATCGCCGGTCAGGCCACGAGCACGCTGAGCGGCGAGTGTTTCTACGACCAGGGCGACGCTGCGATGGCGGCCATTGAGGGCGACTCTGTGAACCCGAGTTCGCGCGCGGTTGTCGTGACGATGGACACCGGCATGACTATCACAGGAAACGCCTTCGTGTCTTCGTTCTCGTCGACCGCTGGCACCAACGATCTTCTCCGCGCATCGTTCGAACTCCAGTTCACAGGCACGGTGACGATCGCATGATTCGCGATGCACTCATGCTCAGGAACACGACAGCCGA